CAACCCAAGGATCTGCCAGCAGACGACCATGACGAAGGTGAGATTGATGACGGGGCGTTAATCATTTACCCCCCTCCAACCCCAGAACTGCACACGATCCGCTTCGGCAAAGAAATAATCATTGAGTTCCTTTCCGACTCGAACAATCCAAACGACCTGATGCACCCCGATCCCGAACAACGGAAACTTCGGCCAATTTGGTATATTTTTGAGGCACTTGATCCTAATAAATATGGCCCAAATTCACCGGGATGGGTGAGGCCGTTTTTCCCGTTAATGGATTCTCAATTTAATGAACTAATCACAATCCAAACCAACACCGATTTTGCCCCAACCGGACTCATAAGAATAATAGCAATGTGGGGAGCGTAAAAATGAGCAAGGTAATAATTAGACTTAATCAGACTGAGAGGGAGATATGTGCAAAGGTAGGAATGCGCCGACAGCTAACCAACCGAGCAATGGGAACTGTTAACCAGAAGGTTCACACAAAGGATTCTTTTGAAGTTGATCGTGATGGTTTTGCTGGTGAGCTTGCCTTCTGTAAAATATTCAAACTGTATCCAGACTTTGGAAATACGAGAGCTGATGCTGATGTGTTCCATCCCGAACTTAAATGGGTGGATGTTAAAACCGCACCTGAAGCACATCACAACCTTCTGGTGAGACAACCCAAGGCTGATCACCCAGCAGACACCTATGCCCTCATGCTTGGAAAATGGGAAACTGGAGTATTCAGTTATGTTGGTTATGCGACCAAGGCGATGGTTTTCAGAGAAGATAACTTGATAGACCCCGGCTTTGGGATCTGCCACATGATTAAAAGAAAGGATTTAATAGAGCCATGAGCAACACCCACATAATGGTAGACATCGAAACGCTAGGAACATCGCCAAGGTCGGTAATTTTTTCGGTAGGAGCTATAAAAATAAAGGATGCGAAAATAGCAGGAGAGTTTTTAGGCAACCCATCGATTGAGTCGTCTTTAGACTCAGGATTTAAAATTGAGGCTAAGACATTAAAATGGTGGATGACCCAGAGTGATGAGGCTCGCCTTCAATTTAACCAGAGTACAGGCTCGTTAAGGGAAACTCTTCGTGACTTCACTTACTGGGCTGGCCCCAGCAAGAGCCTTTATCTCTGGGGCAACGGTGCAGACTTTGATAACACCCACCTCGCTGAGGCATACAAGGCTTGCAAGATGGACGTTCCATGGAATTTCTGGAATAGCAGGTGTTTCCGCACCCTGAAAGGATTGTTCCCCGATAGTAAAATACCTCTCAAGGTAGGCACTAAGCACCACGCTTTAAATGACGCTTTAGCACAGGCCCATCATCTGATCCAGATTTTTAAGGATAATGAACTGTCCTACTGATCGAATCCCTATCTGGGTTTTTATAGGATTAATAGTTATACTGGTAGCTCTTATACTGTTTTAACCAGCCCATCTTTTTTGTTGACCCATGTGTCACGATGTGTCATTAGTTATTTACTAACTTAAAATAACTAACATGGTAACTCTAAATACACTAAATAAAGCATTCGCCAGCTTAGGCATAGAACTAGTCTGGGGAAATTACGGAAGCACGAGATATTTTTATTTCTTAATCTCAGACATTAATCAGTGTCCACTTCAATTCTCAAAACATGAGAAATTTGGAACAGGCTATCAACTACAGGAGTCATTTGGATATGGCTATCCCCTCAATCACATGACTGCGACACAGTGGCTTGAAGAGGCGGTGAGTCAGATTGAGGCTACTTACGAGGACATTGATAGGGGTGACAACAAGTTCACCGCTTGGGAGTCGATGGTAATGAGGATGGTTCTTCACGACAAATTGTCAAAGAACTACGAGGTTGAGAAAACTTGGAAAGTAAAGGAGGTAGCGTAAGATGGATATTTGCAGAAGAGATAAAATAGAGAAGCTCAGAAACGCTCGGTTGACGGCAAAGCTGGAAATACAGCACACCAAGGTATTTGAAGGTGAATGTCTTGAATCAGCCCTAACTTACGATGATCTGCTCAAGGATCAGAAGAACGTCATCCGCAGATGCACCAAGGAATTAAAGGAACTGAGTCAGGATATAACAGGATGGTGGATAGATACAAAGACCGACCAGTGGCTAAAGGACAAGAAAGTTTCCGGCGAGCCAGCCTTCAGAAGTGCAGGGCTTTACAATACGCTTGAGGATTACGAGGACGCTCTCATAAAGAAAGCGGAGTGGCATATAGAGAACGGAGGCCCAATGAACAATAATCATAAGTATGATGCCTTTATCATATCTATAGACAGGATTCACAATGATAGAAGCCGAGAGGCTCTTTCAACCTTAACCATAGGAGATATGTGGGATGACCCAAACTGGGGAGGAGGAGCATAAGATGGATACACCAAAAGAATTTTTAGGCGTAGTCAGAAAGGCTTATCCAAAAGCTGAGAGAATCTATCTGTCAGGATTTAGGTGGGGTAACCCAAGCGAATACCATCCTACTGCTGGCAAAGATATAATTACCAAAAGCACCCTCATGGATCTGGATGGTAATATTAAAAAGTTCACATGGCTGAACACTTGCTTTACATGGTTCCCTGATGCAAAAGGCGCTGAGAAGTGCTTACAGGAGATGTTTGGCGAGGACATGGCAATCTCCTTGCCCTTGCTGTCTTACTTATACAAGCATGGCGTGTCCAGAATCCGTATTCTGGTAGAGGGTGATGGTCAAGAGTTGGCAAGTCAGTCAAACTACGGTCTTAGTGAGTTCGGCTTCCACTATGATGGCAACACCCCTAAAGAGCGCAATGGGATTATTTAGTTGACCATGTGTCACGATGTGTCATAATGATGCCAACTTAAAATAACTAACATGACTAAAATTACTTCCCAATACGTTATCGACCGCAAATATCAGGTCGCTGACCCTCACAATCGAGGCACTGTTTTCGATTTAAATTCAGAGCGGTACGAGCGAGCTAAAGAAAGAAAAAACCCAGCCATTGCTCACCATGAAGCCTGCATCCTCATCACGGATTGGAACGATGAGTTTAAGGCTACTTCTAATGACAGAGAATTTGGATTAGACCGCATCTACGGCAAAGACCTGTTACTTAAAAAAATTGCCCTCTACATGAAATATAATGACACGGGCAAATGGGTGCAGATGACAAACTACAAAGAGCCATGGGATCTTTTAGCGGATCTTATTACCTTCGAGTCTGGTATGCGTATGATCACCCCGAATTATTTCACAAACAATAAAGGAGGCAAGTAAGATGGAAACAACAGAAAAAATTCACCCTTTTGAAAAGTCGGGAATGGGCGTAGGCCCGTTCGAGTTTGTAGGATGCATCTCCCTACCCTCTCAGAACCTCGCTGGTCACAATCCAAGCGCTTACAACAAAGCGATGGAGATGGCGCATCAGGAGGCATCAGTACACGACCTTAGATTAGGAAGCTGTTACCATTGCGGTATGGGCATCCTTCACCACTGCATTATCAAGGACAAAGAGGGTAAGGAATTTGCAGTCGGCAATATTTGTGTGCAAAAGACTGGTGACCAGTACCTCGGCAATAAAACCAAAATCGCCGCAAGGAAAATGGCCTCTGAGGTTAGAGAGCTTAACAAGCAGATCAAGCATGAGAAGTGGCTCGCATCCCCCTCTGAAAAAGATCCCTCACTTACCAATCAGGAAGCGATGGACAAGAAGAGGGATCAGAACATAGAAAGGTATAAGATCGAGGCCAAGCTGGCGAAGGAAAGATACGAGGCTACTTTCCAAAAGGAAATGGAAACATGGGGCTTCTGGGTTGAGGCAGTATGGGGAACAACTGATCTAGAAACTCTAAAGAAGAGGATTGACAGGTCTTACTCAGGATTCACTACAAGCATTACAGAGGATATGATGAGGGGAGGAGAAGTGAAGGACAGGGCTTGGGACATTTGCGCCGACATCTACGCTAAGACTTTCGGCAATCGCAACACCAAAGCCTATAAGGAGGCATACGGTGAGTATTTCGATAGAGTTCATCACCTCCGTGACTAGTTGCACCTTAATATTATTTATGACACTAGAAGAATATATTGAAGCCAACGGATTCATTCACAAATCCGAAGACTACTACGAAGATGTTGGAGGCCACATCTGGCACGTTTCCAACATCACAACTGAAATGGAATCCGAACACCCAGAAACAAAAGATGAGTAAAGACATTACACCAAAGCAGGGATACTTGCGATCCCACGCTGGCAGACTCCACATGGAGGAAATTTTAAAGGTCTTAGAAAAGACCAGAGAGTTACTCGAAGGAAGCCTTAAGGATATGGACGAGCGGATAATGGAAGCAGTCAAAGACCGCAAAGAATTTGAGGAGCTGGAAGAGAAGTTCCTTCAGCAAATAAATCCCATTAAACCTTGGTACGGATAGACAATGACCGATTCAAAGATCATGTTAGGAGATTGCAGGACTGAGCTAGACCTATTGGAGGAAGGGTCGGTTCAGTCTTGCATAACCTCTCCTCCCTACTGGGGGCTTCGAGACTACGGTACAGCCACTTGGGTTGGAGGTGATTCTAATTGCAGTCACCGGAGAGAATCAAAGAAGTCCGATAAAACAATAACTGGTCATAAAAACTTCGATCAGATGAATGGCGTAGGCGATGCAATCTATAAAGAAGAATGCCCTAGGTGTGGAGCAATCCGTGAAGATGATCAGCTTGGGCTGGAATCCTCACCGGAAAAATATGTCGCCAGCATGGTGGATGTATTCAGAGCCGTTAAGAGGGTCTTAAAGGACGATGGAACGCTTTGGCTTAATTTGGGTGACTCTTACTGCGGAACAGGCCACAAGGGCGACCACAAGGATCCTAAGCACAAAGAAGGCAGAAACTCACAGGCCCATGCCATCAATAATAAGATTGAAGGGTTAAAATCAAAAGACCTTGTCGGCATCCCTTGGAGAGTTGCCTTCGCACTGCAGGCAGATGGTTGGTATTTGAGGCAGGACATAATCTGGAACAAGCCTAACCCAATGCCAGAAAGTGTCACCGATAGATGCACCAAAGCGCATGAATATATATTTCTGATGAGCAAAAAAAAGAATTATTTTTGCAATATGGAAGCGATTAGGGAGCCAATCAAACACGGAACGACAGGACAGACATCCGTTCGTGAGTCTGGAGATTCCAGAACTAGGAATAAAAAACACTGGGGAATACCACATGAACCTAAAAACGTCATACGGCAATACGAAGAAATAAAAGGAGCCAACAAAAGATCGATTTGGACTGTACCCACTCGGCCCTTTAAGGGAGCGCACTTTGCCACTTTTCCAAGAAAGCTCATTGAACCCTGTATTTTAGCAGGCTCAAAAGCAGGAGATACAATTCTTGACCCATTTACAGGCTCAGGAACTACAGGGCTAGTCTCAGTGGAGAATGGCAGGCACTTTCTAGGAGTAGAGCTTAATCCTGATTATAAAAAGCTCGCAGAACAAAGAATCAATACAGCCCAACCTATGTTATGGAATTAAAAGTACTTACAACTAAAGAAGAAAAGCCCAGCCTGAAGGAAGCTCAAGCCTCCGTAGGCGGACTGGTAGAACTCGTAAATCTCCCCAACGGTGACCAAATGCTCGTTAATGAAGAGGGGATAATGAAGGAATTACCAATTAACGATCCAGCCTCATCAGCATCAGGTCAGCGCATATTAGGTAATGCAATTATTTTAGTAGGTGATGCCCGATGGGATTAAAAACTTTCCCTATTCTTTAAGTCGATTGAGAATAGGGTTTTATTAGTGCTATATGTAGCATTGTATTGTGTGTAACGCCCTCTCCTAGGTAACTGGGAGGGGGTTTTTTGTGTGTTTATCCAGTGCAATCCAAGGGACGCAATCGTAATATGCCCTTTTTCAGATTCTAAAAGGGCAGGTTAACTAATTGATTAACTTTAGTTGACCTTTTGAGTCTATAAACGACAGTTAACTCCAGCGCCACTGGGGGCATAAGCTATGGCGTTAAAATCTATATACAAAAGATCGAGGAATCCTATGGGTAACATGGGGCCGTTACCTGCTGGCAACCCATCCATGTCACATAGGGGAAGCTCACGTTTTCCGAGGCCACGCTGGCGACCATTGGCTCCACAACCCCAACCCCACACGCCTTACAAAGCGGCCATTCCCGGCAGAAAGCTTAAAAGGCGTGGTGCGGCTGTCATTGATGCCAACCCGTACAGAACATCACTTAAGGCTCTTCAAAGAGGAACCAACGTCCCGATCAGATTGATTGGAGGAGAGGTACGAGGACATGGAGCATCAAAGCGGTCACGCCAAGAAAAGAGGGAGCAGGAACGAGCAAGGATGGAGCAGATAGCTTTAGATAATGCCGCTGGTGGAGGTGGAGGCGCTGGCGGAGGTGCTGGTGAAGGTAAGGGCAAGAAGGCTGGCGGAGGCGCTGGCGGAGGCAGTGGAAGCGGAGGTAAAAAGAAAGCTTTCGGCTG